TACACTGGTTCTTTTGATGCGGTGCCCCAGCAGCAGACTTACGATTTGCAAGAAATTGTGCAAAATCTGTCTCTGACTGGTAGCTCAAATTATCCTGGCGCCGTCGACAACAGCCGGGTGATCATTCGTCGTGTGTGGTATAAAACGCCTCACACAATGTGGAGGTTTTATGGCTATTATGGCGGCATGAACCAAGTTGGCAACATGTCAACATATGGCATGTTTGCGGATGATTCTACATTCGAGGTAATCCCTCCGTGGCATAACAAACTACAGGCTATGGCTTATGAAGACGCGATTTATACAAGAAATTCACATTATTCTTATGAGATTAAGAATAATAATTTAAGAATTTTTCCCCGCCCGGGCACTTATTCACCTAGAAAGTTTTGGGTCGAGTTTACAATCAAGACGGATCCCTGGTCTGAAGCGTCAGGAAGTCTGGATACTGGAATGAAGGGCACAAATAACATGAATACACTGCCATTCGCTAATATTCCATATAAGAACATCAATTCTATTGGCAAGCAGTGGATTAGAAGATTCGCTTTGGCACTAACAAAGGGAATGTTAGCACAAGTTAGAGGCAAATTCACGACAATCCCAATTCCCGGCCAAGCTGTTACTCTAAACGCATCAGATTTGACTAGTCAAGCTAAAGAAGAGCAAGAAAAGCTGAGAGAAGAGCTTAAAACAGTGCTGGCAGAGATGACATACGCAAAAATTGCCGAAGAAGAAGCGTCTATGGTTAAATCAGCCAATGAAGTTTTGAAAACCATTCCATATGGCGTTTATGTGGGGTGATATAGATGGCCGATGACAAATGGAAACAACCAGCAGCACCTCCGCCTCCACTTTTTTTAAATAAGAAAGAACGAGACTTGGTAAAACAAGTTAATGATGAGCTAGTTGAAAGAATAATCGGCCAACAAGTACTTTATTATGCAATTGACGTAGAAAACACTAATTTTCACAATTTATACGGCGAGGCCGTCGAAAAAACGTTCTTGCCTCCTGTGAGAGTGTTTGCTTTGATTGATTGGGAAGGCTTAAAGACAATAACTAACAAGTATGGCTTGGATGTTATAACAACGGTCACTATTCATTTCCATAAGAGAAGGTTAACAGAAGATCAAGACATATTTGTTCGAGAAGGTGACTTTGTTTTGTATGGCAACTTTTATTATGAAGTAGTTACATTAGACGAACCAAAAGAATTATTTGGCCAGGCCGGCCATAAATTTGAAATTACAGCTAAATGTGTAAGAGCAAGAAAGGGACTATTCGATGCCACCTGATATTAAAGATATTGATTACAAATATACTAAAGTAGAAGACCCTTCTGTTGTCGAAGAGCAAGTCTTTATGCCTTCGACTTTAGAGAATATCGATTATGCTGTTTATGATTTTCTGCAAAATTTAAATATAAGCACAACAACAAATGAAGGCTTCAAGCCGATTCCTGTTTCGTGGGTCGGCGCCGAGCGCGCCTACAACAGAAAAGATAGAAACTGGACCGATAATGAAACATTTATCATGAAAAGCGATGATTTGGGAGCTGTTATTTATCCAGCGATTACCGTTGAAAGGAAAGGAATTGTAAAGGATCGCACAAAAAGAGGAAAATTATATTCTCCTTTAGATCGTGCACGCGAAATGGGAAAATCTGATATTGTGATCGCAAGAAGAATTAAACAAGATGATACAAACAAATTTGCAACAGCAGATGCTTATAGATTAAGCAAAGATGCAAAAGATAAGAATTTTAAGAGAAAAAATAAAAAAGTTGTTTATGAAACAATTACAATCCCAATACCAACTTATTTAGAGATTGATTATGAAATTGAATGTTTTACAGAATACCAACAACAAATGAACGATATCTTGGCTTACTTAATTGATGTTACAAATAATTCAAATTATCTTTCTGTGGCGAGGAACAATCATTCTTATGAATGCTTCGTACAATCAGATTTAAAGGTTGATAATACTATCTCTTCTCTGGAAGATAAAGAAAGATCATTTCACGTAACTATGAATATAAAAGTATTGGGTTATATTAATGGAGCCGGCGCAAATGAAGATCTTCCCAGGATCACCAAAACACAAAATGTGGTCGAGGTTAAAATTGGAAGAGAGCGAGTTGTCCTAGATATCGATAATCCAACAGAGAAGGATAGTTTTTATAAATCTTAATGATTTTACCTTTTGGACATTTAATTACTATTTATTATAGCAATCTTACATAATTAGAATTGTAAAGGAGATTATATAATGCCAGCAGACAAGTATCGTTTTGTATCCCCCGGAGTTTTTATTACCGAGGTTGATCAATCACAAGTTCCAACGTTGGGCACCAATGACGATGGTCCCATCATTATCGGCCGATCGGCCCACGGGCCATCTTTTAAGCCCACACGCGTTAGCTCATACAGTGAGTTCGTTCAAATTTTTGGCGACACCGTTGCTGGTGGTCAAGCTGGAGATGTTTGGAGAAACGGAAATCTTACTACTCCGATGTACGCAACGTACGCAGCAAAAGCATATTTAGCCAATAACAATCCTATTACATTTGTTCGACTATTGGGAGCGCAGGACACTAATGCAAGTCAAACTTCTGAAACCGCCGGCGCGTCCGGCTGGTCAGTTTCTGCTCCGTCAAACACGGGAGAAAATGGTGCTCTTGGACTCTTTATTTTCCCGTCAGGCTCCGGCGCAGCTGAGTTAACTGGTACATTAGCAGCAGTTTGGTACTGCACCGGAGCGGCTCCGGTTTTAAGTGGCACCACTCCAGCAGACGGTACCAACCTGACGAAGAATTCATCAGTAATCGTCGGCGGAGCAAGCGCTGAATTCAAAGTTATGATTACTGGCTCAAATGGAGTCGGCCAAGCTAAGTCATTTAATTTTACTCCTAGTAGTTCGAAGTTTATTCGTAAAGTATTTAATACAAATCCAATTAGAACAAACGACTTTACAGAAGCTTCAACCGTCCGAGAGGGTTATTGGCTTGGTGAAACATACGCAAAAGCAGTTAATGCATTAGATACAACCACATATATGGGAATGATCCTGGCGCTTAAACAAGCTAGCTTCTCAGTGAATGATTGGCATGGTTATTCAAGTGCTGATGGAGGGCCGAAGGCATCAGAAACCGGTTGGTTTATTTCTCAAGATACAGCTGCTCCTGCCTCAAACTTCAATCCGACTGTATCAACAACAGAATTATTTAAGCTCGTTGGGCTTACCGCAAACGGATCCGAAACACAGAATAGAGTAAAAGTCTCAATTAAAGATATTCGTATTCCATCTGCCCAGGAGCAGGCGGTTAATCCTTACCCGACATTTACAGTCGAATTACGACATCTTAAAGATACAGACTTAAGACCGGTCGTTTTAGAGACTTATACTGGCTGTAATTTGAATCCGGATTCTTCAAATTACATTTGTCGTCTTATTGGCGATAAATATGAACAATATGATTCTACAACTCAAAGATTAGTTGAATATGGCGATTATGATAATATTTCAAAGTATGTCCGTGTAAAAGTTAATGCAGCAATAGGAGCTGGATCAGAAAATTCCGCATTAGTTCCTTTTGGAGTTAAAGGACCGCTTCGTTATAATCCCGTGACGCATATGGCTGCAGGTAGAGCCATCGCGCCAACTGATACTCCTGTAACAGGCGGAGCCTTTTACCAATGCGCAGCTCCCGCCACCGGCATGCCTGACCAAATGAACAGCTTGTTAATACAATTGGATTTTCCAGCGCTATCTTTGATAGTTTCTTCAAGCGATATGGGTTACACAAAACACAGAGATGCTTATTTTGGTGTTAATTGTCTGGAAGCAAACTCGACTAATCGTTTTGACGATGGCACAACTGATTTGATTCGCCAGAAGCCCCCGAACATTAGTAGCTTCGCTATTGGAACATACACACAACACCAGTTTGTGTTTACATTAGATGACATTGTTATTTCAGGCTCTGGCACCGGAGGCGCCGGCGAAACAGCAGTACTAAATAATATTACTGAGACAACACCGGCCTATCATCTTTCTGGCTCTCGTGCCAGTATTACATCCTACACTGCTCTCAGCGGCGCCGCAGCATTGGTAAATACCAGAAGAGTTCGTAAATTTACAACTGTTATGCATGGTGGTCAAGATGGATTAAACATCCGCGAAGGTGATCCTTTCCGCAATAGCACACTTGATGGCTCAAGGTCATGGACCGGTACTACTGAATTGACAAACTATGCACGACATTCAGTTGTGCGCGCGCTTAACATAATTTCAGATGCAGAAACAACTACATACGATTTGGCCGCAGTGCCAGGCGTTACAGTGCCTGCACTCACGAACAAGTTGATTGAAAATTGTGAAGAGCGTGGCGATGCCTTAGCTGTTATTGACGTCGAGAATGACTACATTCCGGTTCATGAAGGCGACGGATCTAGCACGTATCCAATACTTCCAAATGTTACCACTGCGGTTGCTTCAATGCGAAGCAGAACTACAGATTCAAGTTATGGTTGTGCATTCTTCCCATGGGTCCAAACCCGAGACGTGCCTTCTGGTCAAATGCTTTGGGTACCGCCTTCAGTCGTTGGAATGGGTACTTTAGGTTCGTCAGCAGCTAAGTCTGAACTTTGGTTTGCACCGGCAGGCTTTAATCGCGGCGGCCTTTCAAAAGGTGCCGGCGGTCTTACAGTGACAAACGTAAGAACAAAGCTCACGTCACAGCAAAGAGATGATCTTTATGATGTACGCATCAATCCAATCGCATCTTTCCCAACTGAGGGTATTGTGGTGTTCGGGCAGAAAACAATGCAGCTGCAGCGCTCTGCTCTTGACAGAATTAATGTTCGACGCTTAATGATCTTCCTTAAAAAGAAGATTTCACAGATTGCGAATACAATTTTGTTTGATCAGAACGTGCAGTCAACTTGGCGGCGCTTCTCTAGTAAGGCAGAATCATTGTTAGCCGATGTCACAGCCCGGTTTGGCTTAGAGGACTACAAATTAGTTCTCGATGAATCAACAACAACTGCTGATTTAAGAGATCGAAACGTTATGTACGCGAAGATATTCTTGAAGCCGGCGAAATCAATTGAGTTCATCGCATTAGACTTCTTCATTACGAACAGCGGCGCAAGTTTTGAGGACTAAAAAAAGAACTTAACAACTAATTATAGATGATGATATAATCATACAGGAGAAATAGAAAAATGGCAAGTAATTTTTGGCACAACCCTGGTGTAGAACCAAAAAGAAATTTTAGATTTGAACTTAATATACACGGCGCGCCAGAATTAACATGGCTCGTTAAGACTTGTGAGAAACCAAAAGTTAATGTTTCCACAGTACCACATAAATTTATTAATCATACATTTAATTATCCTGGAAGAGTAGTTTGGAATCCTGTTGCTGTTACTCTTGTTGACACACCACTCGGCGCTAAAAAAGATACGTCATCAACTGCAATGGATTTTCTTAAACTGTCTGGATATCAAGTACCCCTGGTCGGCAAGTCGACCGAGGTTAATAAAAACCGCACCGCAACGAGTATAGATAAAGTCCTCGCCGTCAACGCTCTCGGCGGCGTTGGCGCCGTCACGATTGTACAGCTTGCAAATGCTCACACCCCACTCGGCCCCGAGCCTGGCGTGGCCGATCGGTGGACACTTCACAATGCTGTTATAACCGGTGACATAAACTTTGGTACATTAGACTATGCATCCGAAGATTTAACTACGGTTTCGTTCACATTTCAATATGACTGGGCGACTTTTGAACCGCTCACCGAATAATTAATTAAAACAAATGAGGAAAAATGACAACTAGAGATAACAGTGCACGATTTGCTGCACCCGGTTCAGATGTCTCCCAAGAAACTCAAGAAGAAACACAGGATGTAGTCTCCATTCCAGGAGGTCTGCATTTTGTTGCTCCAACTGAATTAGTTGAGCTGCCTTCAAAAGGTCTCTTATATCCGGAAGGACATCCACTTCACAAACAAGAAGAAATAGAAATTAAACTAATGACAGCCAAAGAAGAAGATATATTGGTTAACAAATCTCTTCTTAAAAAAGGTGTTGCACTAGATAGAATGTTACAATCAATTATTGTCAACAAGAAGATCAAACTTGATGATTTATTGGTAAGTGACAAAAACGCTTTAATTATTGCAACAAGAATTTCAGCCTATGGTGCAGAATACAATGCGCAAGCTACATGCCCAAATTGTGGCGTAGCTAGCGAATATTCTTTTGATTTAGAAGAGAAAGAACTTAAATATCTTTATGAACATACCCGCGAGGATATTCGTATTGCTGAAAGTGGCAATTTCTTGGTTACACTTCCGAGAACAAAGATGGAAGTAGAATTCAGATTACTTCGAGGATTTGATGAAAAACGCTTGTTGGAAAAGAACAAGAAGAACAAAGGAATAATTGCTCTCACCGATCAATTCAATGCTTTTATTGTTTCAGTCAACGGAGTAACCGATAGACAAAAACTTTCAGATTTTATTACTGTAATGCCGGCATATGATTCTAAATATTTAAGATTAGCATATGCCGAAGTACTTCCTGCTGTTGATTTAAAACAGTACTTTGAATGTTCAGAATGTGATCATTCTCAAGATATGGAGGTGCCCTTTACTGTGGAATTTTTTTGGCCTAGATCATAACTATCAAGAATCAGTTTATGAACAGGCGTTTGCTTTAAAATATCACGGTAGCTGGAGCTTCATCGAAGTATATAATCTTCCGGTTGGTCTTCGCAATTGGTTTATTCAGAGACTTAAGCAACAAATAGAGTTTGAGCGCGAAGAAATGGAAAAAGCAAGGAATGGTCACTAGGATATAGCTATATCTTGGTGGCCTTTTATTTTGTTTAAAATACTATTTATTAGTATCTGCGAGGATATATCATGGAAGCAATAGAAATTAACTTATCAGAACACAGAATGATCAATGAATTAAGATATTCTACTCTTGGTTCACAAATGAAAAGAATTTTGAGCGCAATGTTCGGCGGCACAAAGACTTCGCTAACTGTCAAAGGCAATCAACGTGAAATTGATAGCTTTTTAGAAGCCTTGGTTAAGGAAAAGAAATACATGACTGCTTATTTGGCTTATGGTCTAAATGATCCTCGTACCTTAAACAATAAAGCAAAATTGAGCAATTCTGTTGTTAAATTCGAAAGAGAAACTGGCATTAAATGGCCTTTTAAATAGGAATCTTTAGATGGCAGACGGACCCACAAAAGACGATAAAAAAAGCTTAGATGAATATCTTAAATCGCAGGAAAAGAATCTAGATCTGTTACAAAAGATAAACGTTGCGGCTAACGCGAATAAGAGTGCTTTAGAGGTAGGAATGGAATTCCGCGCTAAAGAAGTAGAGCTGATACGAAATCAGAATATAGCGATGATTCAGCTAGTAGACCAGCTGGAGAAGCATGCGGAGGATTCCGTCGAAGATTTGAAGTTAAGAGCTGACCTCACCGCGCAGATCGAGAAAGAGATCGAGGCAAAAGAAAAGCTTTTTGCAAAAAATAAGATACTGAGCAAGCAGGACCAGGAGGAACTTAAATTACTTAAAGAGCAGAAGGCCGCATTAAAAAAAGATCTTAAAAGCATAAAAGAGGAGATTAAAGATAGGGAAGAAGACGCGGACGCATTAGCAAAGATTAATGCACAAAAGCAGGCAGCCAAAGATTTAGGAGCTGAGTTAGGCAGCGTCGCAGCCGGCATTTTAGGCATTGATAAAAATTGGAATCAGGCCGGCCTGTCAGGAAAAATGCTTAATGTCTTACATACGGGCGGTGATATGTCAACTGTCTTTGGTCAAATGAAAGATAATATCATGGAGACCGTTAATCCTGCCAATTTGTTGGGCACCGGCATCACGAAGATGGTTCAAAAAACGAAAGAGTTGACAATGGAGCTGGGCACTGCGTTTGGTCAATTTAAAGAAGCAACGGGTGGGGGAGAAGAATATTTAGGTGTTCTTTCTAATACCACAGCCGAAATGCGCGGTCTAGATATCAGTACAGACCTCGCCGTCGGCGCTGTTGAAGAATTGTATAAAGAATTGGCTATGTTTAGCTCCATGTCTGAGAAATCACAAAAAGAGTTATCTAAAACTGTTGCGACACTGGAGGCTTTTGATGTTGCAGCCAGCTCCGCCGTCGACGCAGCCGATATTTTAATGCAATCAGTTGGATATACAGGAGATGAGTTTATCGCGTTTGAACAAAGCTTGAAATCAATGAGCAAAGCGATAGATGTGCCAATGAGTACATTACATTCTCAATTTACTGACGGTGCTGATATCATTGGCAAATATGGCAAACAAGGTGTTGAAGAATTTAAAAAATTGGCCACAGCCGCAAAAGCAACTGGCATTGAAATGAATTCTTTATTGAGTATTGCTGAACAATTTGATACTTTTGAATCAGCGGCCGAACAAGTCGGCCAACTAAATGCAATATTGGGCGGTGCTTATTTTGACACTGTCCAGATGGTAAATGCCACCGAGGAAGAAAGAATTGATCTTTTAAGAAGAGGTGTACAAGCAACTGGTAAATCTTTCGATCAGCTTGGCCGTTATGAAAAGAAAGCAATTGCAGCTGCAGCCGGAATTAGTGATATCAATGAAGCAAATAAATTGTTTGGTACTTCAACCGCGGCATATGGCGAATTGCAACAACTGGCATCTGATGCATCAATGAGTTTATCAGATCTTTCCGAAGAAGCCTTCAATACATTGGGCCCGATGCGAAAATTTGATGCAGTAATGAATAAATTACAGAAACCAATGGACATTATGCTAAAGCTTTTAGATTTTATTGCAACTATTTTGTTTACGGTAGTCGACACCATGGAAGACTTTTGGAAAAATACTGTCGGCGCCGGCGAAGCTGGTGTAGGCTTTTCTATTACCATAACTGCAATGATGGCAGTGTTGTTTAAGTTTGGTGGTGTGATGAAATTTATAGGAGGCCTTCTAGGTAAATTAGGCTCTAAATTTGTTGATTTATTTAAGAAAAAAGGGCCCGAAGCTACAGAAGCAATAAAAGATATGGCAGATGATATGGTTCCGGCTTCAGAAGACATTGCAAAATCAATAACAAACGTGGGCGCCGCCGCCACAAAATCAGCTCTTGGTATTTTTGCTATGGGTGCTGCGATCGCTTTAGTCGGCGTTGGCGTATATGCAATATTATCCGGAGTAGCAGAATTGGTCAGCTCATTTAAAGATTTGGATGGATGGCAAATTGCCGGCGCCCTGGGCGCTATAGCCTTGAGTATGACGCTTATAATTATTGGAATTAAATTTTTAATCCCCCTTATCGCCGCCCTCGGCGCAGTCTCGACGGCGTCGAGTCTCCCAATAGCCGCCGTCGGCGCCGCAATTGCGCTAATTGGCTTTGGTATAAAAATGGCAGTTGATTCTATGGCAGGAGCAATTACTGCCATGGCTAGCTTATTTACTAGCTTTGGTTCTTTAACTTTAGATGGCGCAGCTGCGATGGCTGCTTTCGCCACCGAAATAGGTAAGTTTGGTGGTATTGAAATTAATCAAGAATTAACAACATTCACAAAACATTTGGGCACGCTTATGATGGAATCCGCCAAAGTAACTCCTGAAAGTGCCAAAGCTGTAAAAACAATATTTCAAGAAACTGCAACGCTGGCTGCAGTAGAAGCTAATGACAATGTTGCTCTTATTGAGGCAATTTCTAATTTAGTTGCCGCTTCAAGCGCGCCTGCAGCAGCAGCAGGCGGCAGCGGAGGCACCGGCCGTCAATCACTGGAAGTGAATGTGATGATTGACGGGAAAAAAACATGGTCGGCGCTTAAACCATATGCTGCAAAAGATATTTAAGATTGATGAATATTCAGGAGGTTAAAAATGGCAGAAGATAAACTCGATTCGCAAGATCCATATTTGGGCACTGACAGTGTACTTCGAGGCATAGTCAACAAAATGCGCCATGAATTGGAATTTTTCTTTGTTCCAAGCGGCGCCTCTGAAAACCCACTGACAGTTAAATTTATGGCATTTTTAACACAATTCCAAGATCAATATGCTTCAGAGTGGACAGCAGATAAAGTTTACGGCAGAATGGACCCGATTGCTACTTTTCAGGGCACTGTTCGTACGATTTCTTTGGGATGGGCAGTTCCAGCATATAGCGGTGAAGAAGCTGAAAATAATTTAAGAAAAATGTCAAAACTTATTTCAATGTGTTATCCAGTTTATGGAGGTCAAGGAACTTCAGCCATGGGGGCCGGCCAAATTTCAGGCGCCCCACTTATCAAGCTTAAATTTGCTAATTTGATAACTGGCACCGAGTCTAACTCAGGAGCTGGAGCAAATGGTCTTTTGGGCTGGATTGATGGAATTAGTTTTGCTCCAAATTTAGAAACCGGATTTTATGATCCTGCACCAGGCTTGCTTTATCCAAAACAAATTGACTTAACTTGTCAGTTCCATGCGTTGCATCAGCATCGCCATGGCTGGACAAAGTCTGGTACAACTGCAGCTGATGGCAAACAATCAGAAGGCGCTGACGGCATCAGACGATCCTCTGGAGCTGATAATTTTCCATATGGAGCAATATCCAATTTTTCAGCTGGAGGAAACTATAAAAAGGATGAGCCGTCCCATATTGTCGATGCAGCTATCGAACAAAATGCCGTCGCATCCGGCGAAAACAATGAGTTCGTCGACGAGAACGGAGACCCAGTCGATACGAGTGTTGACCAGAACTCCGTGGCCGGTATGAGCCTCGCCGTCGTCGAAGAAGCTGTACAGAGTGGAGACAAAGAATAATGGCAATTGACAGAGACGCATTACGAGATATTTTTACAAACGACACTGATCAATATGATTCTATTTTAGAAAAAAGAGGTCAAATATTGATTAGTCAATATGTTACAAAGCGTCTAAAATATCCTTCTATCGGAGAATTACGAAACATATCAACAATTAACCACTTATGGAAAGTTGGAGATAAATACTGGAAACTAGCTCAAACTCATTATGGAGATCCGCAATTATGGTGGATGATTGCTTGGTTTAATCAAAAGCCAACAGAAGTACACTGTAACAATGGTGATACGATTCTAATACCATTTCCCCTAGAAAGACTATATAGATATTTCGGAATTTAATATGCTATTTGATGAACTAGACATAGAAAGGCAATTGGCACCTGACTGGGCTGAAAGCAAGTTATATTGTAGTGCCAAGTGCGCAGATGGTTCTGAGCCTATAATGGGCAGATGTCCTGATGGCCAAGCGCCCCCTTCAGAGCAATCTAAACTAGTCGCATCCGGCTCCGCGGCCGCCATGGCCGCAGCCATGGCCGGCGGCACTTCAGCTAAAGGTGCTGCCGCGGCCCTGCGCGCCCTCGGTGCGCCCTCAGTCGCCGCAGACGAGGTACCAAATTCCCCCGAAGCCAAAAAGAAAGAAAGAGAGGCTCGATGGCAGGA